CTTCTACTCCTAGAATATCATAAAATGTTTCAGATTTCCCAGAGTTCATTGATTTCATTTACTAATGTTTTTATTATATTAAAGAAACATAAACTTAAATATTTATTAACGAATATTATTAATATATCTATATTCGTCCGCTATTATAACGACTTTAACTATATATAAAACCCAATAATACATGCAAAACACGAATAATATGCAAACCAATCTCCCCTTTATTAATAAATATCAGCCACAATATTTTCATCAGTTTGAGCAACTAGAGCAAAACGTCATCAAACTTCTGAAGGCTCTTATCTCCATGAATAACCTTAATATACTTCTAATCGGCGACCCCGGTTCTGGTAAAACATCGCTCATTTATTCTATCATCCGCGAGTATTATAAAACAAATTATAACCCCGATAATATACTGGTTCTAAATAGCCTAAAGGACCAAGGTATTTCGTACTATCGCAATGACCTGAAAATTTTTTGTCAAACCGCCTCTCTCGTACACGGGTTCAAAAAAATCGTGCTCCTCGATGACGTCGATATCATTAACGAACAAAGTCAACAAGTATTCCGCAACTGTATGGACAAATATAGTCATAAAGTTCACTTCATTTCGTCTTGTACAAATGTTCAGAAAGTAGTTGATAGTCTTCAGTCGCGCAATATTATTATAAAAATTAATCAAATCGAAGACTCTTGTTTAGAAAAAATACTAGCAAAAGTTATAAAAAAAGAAAATATTACTATTACACCAGAAGCTCAAAGATTTGTACTCAATATTTCAAACGTTTCTATACGTATTCTCATTAATTATTTAGAAAAAATTAAAATATTAAATACACCCATTGATTTGTCTATTGTCAAACTGCTATGTACAAATATTAGTTTCCATATTTTCGAAGACTATACGCGGTCATTAACTGAAAAAAAATTAGAACATTGTATCAAAATATTATACGCCTTATATGACCAAGGTTACTCTGTTATGGATATATTAGACAACTACTTTCTATTTATTAAAACGACACCACTAATTAACGAAACAAATAAATATAAAATTACGAAAATACTTTGTAAATATATGACAATATTCCACAATATTCATGAAGATGAAATAGAGTTGGCTCTTTTTACTAATAACTTGATTGAACTTTTCTGAATTGAGTTACACTATTTTACAATAAAAATATCAAATATTGTATGATATTTGATATTTGATATTTGATATTTGATATTTGATATTTGATATTTGATACCCGATGTTATGATTTATTTTCAGTTCATCGCCAATAAGTACTTTGCTACTTGGGTATTTGACTCTAGCACTTGTGCAGGCGACATCCTCACAAACCATCCGTAGTGTCGCCTTTTTAATAAATCGCACGCAGGTATATAAAGCCCAAAACTCTCCTTCGAAAGTTCCATGTTCGTATCGCTCATGATATTGTCCAATATTACCGGCGAATCATCCTCCTTCTTTGCACCGATTAACTCCGGTTTTATTATATTTACTGTACCACTCGCCACCTGGTTAGAAAACCATTTACTTATATTCCCTTCAAACTCCATCTCATTGGTGTAGTCTTTTGATACTAAAACCTCTAAATATTCTATATACTTTCTCATGATTTCGTTATCTTTCACGCACCCCATTATTTTCGAACACGGTGCAAATGCCAGTGATGATGAGATTACGCTCTTTGATAACATCTCCGTTACAAATATGCCGCCCCCCGATGCTGTCTGCGTATTTACTCCCAGCTCATATAATGTTATCAAGTCCTCGAAACATACAAACGACGGCGCTAAACGCATACCTCCGTACCTGTTCAATAACTGCGCCATCGCCAACTCTCGCATATGTAATCGCAAAGGGTCGGCTAAACGGCTTACTTCTATCGTCCAGTTCGGTATTAACTTATGGAATACATTATCATCAATGAGACATATATTGAATGAGTCACCACACTTCTCTATTATACTTCTTATTGTTAAATATAAATAGGGTTGATTTAAATTTGTTGTATTCCTAGAACCGAAATTTAGCCACTCTCTTTGATTCATATCATACTGAATCGGTATCCATAGGAACGGCTTTTTACGGTCCATTTTATTTACATCATTTGCTAAAAACTTCTGGATTAAATCCCGCTCCTCTTTCTCCGTGTCTTGGTTTAACTTACCCGAATACATCGAGTACCCATATCCTATAATTAAAAGTAATAAAATCATTAGTATTTGTTTTTTTGAAATTTTCATTTTCACTATATTTATATTTATATTATATTTATATTATACCGTATATTAATTACCTAGAATATATTTTCAGTCTTTTTTGAATATATTTTCAAGTGTTCGAAATATAACAGTTTTGAATTATTTATATAACACCCCCCCGATTTTCGATTAATCTCACGCATCTATTACGTCTCATGTTTTTATATCTCTCCTATATTAGTTCGTCAACTGATGGAACTCGGAGTTAAACCTCTTATTTATCTCTCGCACTATCTCATCTTGTTTCGCTAACCTGTATGCGCGCTGCATATCTTGCTCCACTTGAAGAGCTGTTTCTCTATCTAACTGTGTTGTTTGAAACTCTTTCGTATAATTATAACTCGTTCTTTCAATATCTCTAAACATCTGCATCTCATTTGTTGATGTATATTTTCTCCTGTTATTATAATCCTCGGCGGTTACAGGTATTACCGTCTCTGTATGCGCTTTCTTCAAATCTTCGTACTGCAGCGAACTAAATAGCCCACTAGAATATTCCTGCGGAGCTTCGCGACCTAGACCATAGTACCCTCCGCCTCCACCACTACTATTCGCCGTTTGTATTTCCGTGTGCTGAATTAATGCCATCTTGTTTCGCAACTCCGCCTTCTTTCGCTCGATTTGTGCGTTCCTCTCTGCCCATGTTCCTCCCATCTCTTGAACATCGTTCTCGTTCTCATCTGCGCTACCATCTTTTGAAACACCTCTAAACCATTCTTCGTATCCATTATCCTGTTCTTCATCGTGTAAGCGAAACTTTTCGAACTTTTCGTTAAACCATTTGTTGAACTTGGATGCGTCCATTTTTTGAATCTTTTTATATGCCTCCTCCTCCGTTTTATGGTATTCGCGGTCCTCCACATTATGCGCCGTCTTGGATTTACTCTGGTTTAATTCGCGGTCTATCACCGCCGTATACGAAAATTTGTCCTCCTTGTATTTTTTCGCATCAGGAAACCTGACCTTGTATATCTCATATAGTATTTTATACGCCTTTGTAAAAAAAAGAAAATATTCCTTGGGTAACTTCGATTTATCTGGGTGCATTTGCAGTACTGTTATCTTCGCTTGTTTAAGATGTTTGTCGTCAAACATAACCGGCAGCTTGAATAAGTTCAATATATCGTTTAATTCATAGTTGTTTATATCCAAATCCATACTTGACATGTTTGCACTATCTTACTATAGTATACTAATTTTATTTCTATATTTTAATACGCTTTAATATATTTTGTGGCATTTATTCCTTGTTTTTTATTCCTTATTCATTATTTTTTATTTTTTTATTTTTTATTCATTATTCCATATTGTAATTTTATATTTCACGGAAAAGTATATAAAAATATAAACATATACTATATATATTCTCAAAAAATGAAAATCCCCACATTTTTGGCATGCGCCCTTGTCATGTTTGTTTGCGAAACGGGCGCTCTTCCAACCATCGTCCCCATCGTCCCCGCTGCTCAAGACTGCGGTAACGGTATTTCATGTGCCCCGTCTCAGACTTGTATGAGTAACGCATCTGCGACTGGTGCTGGTTTAGTGTACGCGTGTTCCCCTCTTCCGAATGCCGTCCGCTGCATGGATGCGCGATTTTCGTGCCCTGCTTCCTCAACATGTATTGAAGATAGCAAATGTAGTCATCGCGGTGGAAATGTCACCGACGCCGTCGTAAACTTGGACGCATTTAAAGTTGCCGACGCACGAGACTTTGGTTCAGGGATGAAACCTACAGCATTCAGCATTTGTGGACCTATCACGAACCATTTTCGGCTCCCTAACTTTTGTACATGCAGAGAAGCACGATTCGGCGGCGAACTTGGATGTACTATCGGGCTACAGACCTTCATCACAGTCGGTGCATCCGCTTGGATTCTCCCCTGTGCATCTCCCGCCAATTTCGGATACAGAGCATGGGCATCACTTTTAGGAATGAGTCAAAGCGTAGGAAGAACGTGGAATGCTGCCTTTCAAGCAAATATTCCTATTCCCGGAGCTACTTTTGAAATCGGTGTTGCAGGTGTAGGTGCACGCGCCGAACTATCTGGTGATATTAGCCGGTTTGTCATCTCTACTAGACTCGCTATTGGTGTTTGTGGAAGACTTGGAGTCGGATTCTTTTCTAGAGAAATGTGTAATCCATCTGCGCTGCGTTGGTTGCCTATTACTGTTCTCAATGGACCTCGCATTGATTTTAGTCGGTTCTGTTGAAAATGAAATATTTTATGATATTTTATCATATATTATATAATATTTTATATAATATATATTACCTATATTTGCAAATGTCACCTTGTATAGAACTAAAAACTAAAAAATATAAGTCACGTAGCTCCCCACCGTATTCGGCAATGGACTGCAAAGGTTCCACCAAGAAAGGAAACGATGGCGCAAACTATGAATCCAAACCCGATAAACGTGGAATATACCGCTGGGTAAAAGGTAACTCTAACTCTCCAAAAAAAATGACTAAAAATAAAACAGTAAAGTTACCAGTGAAAGAATACAAAAGTTCCCCAGTATATACATCAAAATGCATATACAAAAAAACAGATTATGGTCCTATAAATGTATCCAAGTTTATAAAGTGTATCCATAATAATACAGTTAAAGAATCTTTACAGTCTCGAATCCAACCTAAAAACATATATGAAATAAATGATAACGCGTCTTTTCCGTTTGTGTTATTTGACTATGGTAATGGACAAGCTGAAATTTACAATAATCATTTTATTGAAGAAACGAATACTAGTGCATTAAAAGACAAACTAATGGACGTAAAATATAAACAACTATTTCTCGGCGACAATGAATCAAATGACCCATATTGGCGATTTAAACGCGGCGTAGCAAAAGGTAATACAATTCTTCTACAAACAGACGACAATAAGTACTTGTTTATAGGAAAAGGCATATTATCCTTTTCAACTAAAGATGGTGATACTATTCGTAAATTTTATTCTCCCATCGGCGGGAATTATGACTCTTTTGCATTTGCTGTTGGCGATAAATATGTATATTTGTTAAATGATAAACTATACGCTCCACTTCACGAGTTTGATACTAACAAAGATATTATTAAACAATATTATTGTTATGACTGTGAGTGCAAAAAATATAAAACAATGAAGTTGACCATGAAAACACTATACTCGCCTTTTTATGGTTATTATTGAAAATATACGCACGATGTGTGATGTGTGTCTTTCATAACGAAAACTTGTAACTCATACACGTCGCAAAAAATGTCTCTATATCCGGCAATCTCGCCCCCGTAATCGACGCTATAGGTCCGTCGTTTATGCCCTTTGCGTACGCCAAAAATACAGGAATACCATTGACCATCTTTTTATGTTTCAAAAAAGCATACAAGTCAAAACACTCGTCTACGTCCACCTCCAACATTGTCATATAGTCAGGCAACTCATTCGACTTCTTGTATGAATAATCTTTTATTGTTTTACAAGGACCACACCAATTCGCCGTAAATTTGAATATAAGAATACCCGGATTATTCTCCATCAACGTTGCAAAATCCGCCCTTGTCCCGGAAAATTTAAGAATCCGGTAACTATTGTCAATACGACTCAGTACATTTTCCATTCCGTTTTTAGTATTCTGTTTTTAGTATTATACTTTTATACTATATTTATAATCATCATTTTAAACTAATTATTTGAATATTTATAATTTACTTATTTTTATAAATATTTATCACAACATTGCGTTTTAACAATTAGTAATTAATATTATTTTATCTTAAGTATTCTTTAGTAAATATTATTGGTATCGTAAATAAAGATGGTAGATATCGAACCTATGCTTACATACGACTATTCTAATTTTGGTATTCGAAATTTTTTAGATGCATGTACTATATTATATATATCATTCATATATCCTATTTTTACGATTCTTAATTATGACATAAAAAGTAATAAACAAGTAATACGATATATTGTTAAAGAATGTATAAACAATGCAAAATGCTCCTTTCACAAAGTTTCAAAAAGAGGTATTATTTTGGATAAAGATATTATGTATATGACAAACCATGTTTCAGTAGGAGATTTTTTTACCGACCCACACATTTTACACTACACTTCAAAATTTATTTCTTTAAATAAGATGGCTTTTATATTACCAGTATTAGGTATTATATCTTACCTTACATCTTATACTATTATTATTTCAGAAGGAAACACAAAAGAAAAGGTGTTAGAAAATTTCAAAAAAATAGAAGAACTCCGCAAAAAAGATGACATTCGCAATCTTTCATTATATCCAGAAGGTATGCGCCGCCCACATCGTCACACTGTATCCGCGACCCTTAAAAAAGGATTTATTTACCACTCTTTCGAAAATAACCTCCCCATACAAATCGTTCATACCACAAATAAAGAGTACGTCATAGATGATGAGAAAATTATGCTACACAAAAATACTAAACTATTTACATACTATGGTCCCAAAATAGACCCCCAAAAACTCCGGACCAAGTTCGAGAAAAAGAATAAGCGACCCTATACGAAAGACGACTATTACAACGACGTCTATAAATGTTGGAGCAAAATATGGTCCAAAATGGATAAATATCGTATTGACACTCTCCGCAGTCAAGGGTTATCACATAGCGAATGTCTTGCAAAAATGGACCACTACTCGACCACGTTCCCTATTATTGAAGATAAACTAGAAAAAGGGGACACACCTTTATCGGTTGCATTTCTATTACTTCGAGCCACTCTTTGGTCTATCTTATATTATATTATTTTTAAAATTGTTGAGAAATGTTTTTCGGTGATATCTTCTATCTACAAATGTGGTGGAGGTAGTGTGTCTGCGAATGCGAGTGCGAATGCAAGTGCTACCAATACGTGTTTGCTTGGATGCGGTCTTTTCAAGAATTTCCCATTTTCTCTCGCACCTCTTACATCTCATGCCGTGTCATCATAGCCAAACGTGTAAATGTAGAACGTTCGTTGTTATATTTATAGACAGAACTATAAATATAATAAAAGGGGCATGGTTTATTAACGCAAAATGAAAATAAACTAATATTTGCCATTCTTATAACGACTGTTTTCTCTCACCATGATGCGTCTTCGGTATCGGAATAGGATTGGATGTCGCAAAAGTTCTTTTATTTTTCGCCTCAAAGACTATATTCTCCAATGTTTCAATATGTAATCTCGGCAGTTCCGCATGACTCTCCCAAAAATACCTACAATATGCCCACTTAAACTCATAGTCGTCCCCATAAAGGTGCCCCAATCGTTGCAACAATACAATATTTACTTCCACAGGCAACAAATTCAAATTCTGTCTAGGCAATACATAACACAACTGTACGAGGTCTTCAATCGGCTCTTTCTGTTTTCTTTTCAAAAATTGCGTATCCATATGTGGAATATACTTTACAAGGTCTTTAAACAACGGTGCATAATGATAGTTATAACACCACTTCCAGTCTATACAACCCGCTATATAGTAATGAAATGTCCACTCTAGCCCTTCTAAATAGTTTATGCAAATTTGTTTTCTTCGGTCATCTGTTATTTCGACATCAAACAACGCCTTGTAATACCTATACTCCCAGTCCTTTGAAAAAGGATTAATATATTTCTCCACGCTTCGCTCTTTCATCGGCAGCATCAATAAATCATCTATTTGTTGAATATTCGCTCCTTCCCCCAGTACCTCTTCCGTATCATGCAATACCTTTTTGTCGTTTTTTTGATTTTTATTTAGTTCACGATTAAACACATTTCTCTCGAATCTGTTATCTCTCATGTTGTTCATCTTGTTGTTACCTCCGCCGCTACTGTTGTCACCAAACCTCCGCGCAAACTTATCCCGCTTCTTATGCTCCTCTGTCAATAACGTATCCTCCTGTTTCGCAATATGTTCTATAAATTCGTGTACGTTTTTCCACACTATTTTATTCCCCTCTGTCAAATACTTATTCGTCCTCCCTAATGTCTCCCTATATACATTTAACAATATATCTATACCTACCGTTCTTATATTCAATGCCGGAAAGTGCGGCATAAAATCATTCCCCAACAAAAAACACATCAATATATAATCCGTTATCCTATTCGTATCTTTATCGCATCCCCCTTTTAATTTAGTCGATTCTCTCGCTTCTGTCGTATCTCTTATACTTACTTCTGTATCCGGCTCTACATTATGAATATACTTTACAATTGAATTCGCCAGTTCCGGAATATCTAGCAAGTAATCCTTATTCGCATCCAATGTAGAATCCACCGATTTTATAAATTCAGGCGTCTCGCGGAATAAATACAGGTTTTTAGTTATATGCAAATGATTCAGTGTCAACATAATCAAATCGGCATCCAAACCATATACAAGTGTAACCGTATCCGGCGAATTATGATACTCTGGATACATTCGCATATAGTCAAATATCTTATGTTCACCTTCGCCCGGTTCCGAACTACTTGATATAATATACTCCAATGTTTTGCCCCCATTATTCGAGCTGTTCTGCGTCTTTTTATCAAAGTATTCAACAACTTCCTCATTTAGTTGCCGCATAAAATTAGTACCCGGTGTAATTGCCGACGTATTCCACGCCTCCTTATATCCCGCGCCTTCTATATCCCGCTGAATTTGTGCCGTATACCACGACTTGTATCTCCTATCGCGCTGTTGACTCAGTTTTGCAACCGGTGCAACACCATCAAATGCGATAAAAACACGACTTGTCGGCTTTAAAAAATCTACATAGTAGTCAATCTTACTACATACCATTTTTATAAGCCCCGTCTCATACTCTCTCGGTCTACTTTTATCAAATGTAGGGTTATTTTTGACAGCATCATATATTAACGAATTACAATCCATATATAAATTATTTACATGACTCAAATATGTCATCTCTTTTAGAATATGACGATAACCTTTTACTATTTTTGAAAAATAACTAGGAATACCCATATTGTTTTGTTATCAAATGTAATGCGAAAGTGGATAGGTGGTGGTGTGGAGATTTTGATATAGTGTACAGTATATATTATTATATTTTTGTTTCTATGTATTTTACATATATATTTAATACATCACTATAAACATTAAGTATAAACAATAAAATACAATTCCTCAAAAGAAAAACATTATATTATTATATATTATATCATAACATATAGTATATAATATGTCAGTAACTAACAACCAACCAGTACCCCAAACCCAAAATCAGCAACAAGATAGCAAACATGCAAATTTCGTTAAAGCTGCATTATTGTCTCAATTAGACCCATTAGACCCCCCGGGTATATCTTTATCTATAGGTGGTATTTTACAAATACTCTCATCCCTATCACCTGTTTTGCTATCCGGGTTTTTTATTATTTCTAGTTTAAGCAATGGCAATCTTAAATGGGTAATGTATTTAGCCGGGTTTGTTGTCCTTCTTTTCATTTTCTCTGTCGCTGCTTTCACTACCAACGCCAAATTCGAAAATATAAATAGTCGTAGCTCACCTTACTGGAAACAACAGTGCAACTTTGTCTCGTTACCATTCGGTCTCAGTCAATATACAATTCCCAATTTCAATAGCGCAGCATTAGGATTCATTTTTGCCTACATGTTTATGCCAATGTTACAATATAGCAGCTACAATGTCGTTATGCTTTCCATCATCATGGTCTTCTTCTTCATCGACGCTGCATCAAAAATCTACTACGGTTGTACCCCTGTCGTCGGCGTCATCATCGGTCTCGCCATCGGGTGGATTGTCGGGTATATCTGGTACCTCTTCGTTTCTGCTGCAAATAACGAAATGGTGTTCTTCAACGTCGAAAACGGTGCATCAATATGCTCGCGACCTAACAAACAAACCTTTAAATGCAAGGTATATAGAAATGGTGAAGTTATACATACCATGTAAGAGTAAAACGTAGTATGAACTAAAATACCGATGATATTCACGGATTAAATTTACTGCCATTATGCGTTATCCATTTCTTGAAATAATTCATCGTCATGTCTCTATGGAAGCTATTTGAAAGTAACTTTATATTGTTCTGATTTCTAGACAGTACGGTTATGTAGTTGAATACGATATTTTTAGTTATTGCTTTATGATACATGAACATCTCGTCTTCTTTAAATAGAGGCTTTCTTACGCGTGTATTTACCGAGTTATGAAAATCAAAAAAGAATAACTGTAAATCCTTTTTTGTTTTAATGTTTTCTCGCTTCACGTTTCGCATAATTTCAGTCGCATGTTCCGAACAATGAGGACAAGGAAGAGTTGTGCATATTCTTGTGCATATGTTTAAAAAATCGTTTTTCAACTCATCAAAATGTTCATCTTTCATTTTAAACGAAAGAGTATGGAATAAATACCAGGTCGCGTTTCCCCATTCTTTTTTTGTCGCCATATTATTAATATAATAATATAAAGACTTTTTATTTTATTAATTATACACAATTCATATTTTATGTTACCTTCTAAATTAAATACACAACCATCAGAAAACTCTATCGACTTTTTTTCCGAACTTTCTAAAATTATAAAAAGTACCGCACCGACCAGTGACTCCGATATAAACGCACCCGAACAATCAAATACGATTATTTCGTCGTCCTCGTCATCGTCATCGTCATCGTCATCGTCATCCTACGATAACATTTGTCTTATTTCTAAAGAAATTCTCCACCCAAATCATATTACCCTCGTTTGTAACCATAAGTTTAACTACATCCCCATTTATAAAGAAGTACTTTACCAAAAAACAAAGTTCAACACATTATACGAAGTTACTAAACTTAACTACAACCAAATCAAATGCCCATATTGCCGCACCATCACCAACAAGTTACTACCATTTATTCCTTACCCATGTGTTAAACTCGCTAAAAATATACACTCCTCTGATAATAACTGTATCCCCGCGGCAAAATGTTCCCATATTATAAAAAAACACAGCGGCAACCACAACGGCAACCACGATGGCGACGACGACACTCATTGTGACACAAAGTGTAACAAAAATGCAATATATTATGAGACCGAAAACGTACTACTTTGCCCGACACATTATAAAAAATATGTAGCTAAAAAAGAAGCAAGTAAGCCCAACGATTCAGATAAACCTCGATGCACGGCTATATTAAAAAGTGGCACGAATAAAGGTAAGCCATGTAATAGTTTTATCTCTATTGATGGTTCGCAATTTTGCAAGAGACATACACATTGAATAAAACCATTATAGTAGCAACCATTATACTAACACTTTATTACCATTCCATTCATATCTTATATAAATATATATGTATATAAATATATATATGTATATAAATATATATGTATATATATGTATATGTAAAAACTATCTAAAAATATAGGTACATATATGTTTTATATATAAACATGACGATTTCGTTGTATATTATTGCTGAATATATTTGGCTAGACGGAAATAAAAAACTGAGGTCGAAAACTAAAATAATCCGTCCTTGTCCCGATGATAATCATAATTATGTACATTATATGCATTATTCTAGTTACCCTAAATGGGACTATGACGGCTCTTCTACCGGACAAGCAGATGGTAAGAAATCCGAAATAACACTTGTACCTGTTTTTGTATGCGAAAATCCTCTATTACCTGCATCATCCATGGGAGTACATGCGCATTCTTCAAAACTTGTTCTGTGCGAGACATACAATCGTGATGGAAAACCTACCAAAACAAATCGACGTTATTCCGCCGAACCACTATTCGAAATATATAAAGAAGAAAAACCATGGTTTGGTCTTGAACAAGAATACTTTATTCTCGACAAACGCATCGAAACCACGCCACATCATTTGCTATTTTATGAAACAACAGAACACTACTGCGGCATCGGACGCGACATCGAGTATCGAAAAATAGCAGAAGAACATATGCTAGCATGTATAAAAGCCGGTATTACAATCTCCGGTATCAACGCGGAAGTAAGCAAAAATCAATGGGAGTTTCAAATTGGACCATCAGAAGGAATACTGGCTGCTGATGAGCTAATGATTGCGCGGTTCCTTCTTGAGCGCATCGCCGAAAAATATCAGACGACTATCTCATACGAACCTAAACCGTTCACACACATCAATGGGTCGGGATGTCATACGAATTTTTCCACTCTCAAAATGCGAACCCCTAGTAAAGACAATACCGGACTAAAAGAGATTTACCGCGTAATTGATACACTTAAAAAGAGCCACACCGAAGATATAAAATACTATGGTGTCAGCAATGAACTACGCTTATCAGGGAACCACGAAACTTCCAGTTATGACACATTTACGTGGGGTGTCGGCGATAGAGGAGTATCTGTTCGCATCAATAATAATACACATAATGCGGGATGTGGATACTTTGAAGATAGGCGACCAGCTGCAAACATGGACCCATATTTAGTTACCGCTATGTTAATGATGCGCTCGGTTGATATGGATTTTTAAGGAATAGGGAGGAATGGTGGTAATAATAGAATCTTAGTTTTACATATAAAGCGACTTGACTGAACAGGACAGAACAGCTTTATATGTAATGTAACGCGTGTCTGCGCGTGTCTGCGTGTGCGTGTGTGTGTGTGTGTGTGTGCGCACCTATACCGAAATACCTGACGAACTCTTCGCTTCTTGTGCTCTCTTGTTGATGCCTTCATCATCGTATAATTTTTGTTTCATTGTTTTGCGTCTTCTTCGTGCTTCGTCGTAATTTGGAAGTACTTTTGTTTTATACATATATCTAGACGTTTTTCTAAATCTACCGTAGGGTAACGGGTTTAATAAAGATACCTTATATGCACGTTCTTTAAATCCGACATTT